TGCGTGATCGTGTGTGCGCCGATATTATTGAACGCCAGCGTGCCTTTGACATCTGGACGCGCCAAGATCGAGAATGAGTCTCCGCTAAGGTCAGCACGGGGTATCTCGATGGTACGCATAAAAGTCTTGACATCACACTGGGTGGGCGTGTGGGCTGGCAATCGGCGTGGGGGAACGGACAAGGGATTTACAATCAACTTTTCCATAGCTGAAGCCTCAAGTGACTGTCCCATGACGGGCTTCTTGAGGGCAGCTTGTTTGCGCTTGTTAACACTGGACATGTTACAACTAATAATGTGGAACTAAAACTAAGAACTAAAAACCGGCGCCCCCGTGTCGTGGGGGTGACGCTCCCGGGCGAACACTGTGGGGGTCAGCGACCTTCTCAACTATTTAACGTCCTGTGATGACGGGTGCAACATTAACGGTGGAAGAATTGACACTTGGTCCGATCGCAGTCCGCGCGGGTACAGGTCTTATGGGCGCTAGTACACGAGTGTTTACAACTGCCTTTCTTGCTGAACTCAAGACAGAGTTGTTGACCATGCGTGTACTTGCACCTGTTGCCTCGCGTGCAACGGTGGTAGAACCATTGCTTGCAATCTTCGCGTTTGAAATCTTTGTGCATCTTGTCGGCTGGATCCTTGTCGGCTGCGATGTTTTTCTTGTTCTCATCTTTGATATCTTTGGCGTTGGGAGCACGCTGAAGATCGCCAACCGGACCCTCCTCTTCCAGGTTACTGGGGACGTCAACCCTCAATTCGATCGAGTGCAGAAATTGCCAGTCCGTGATACGGTACCAGCGACGCGCAGCGCTCATGTAACTCATTGCGGTGTCCACATCAACATTGAAGAGTGTGGCAACGGCCACCTCTTCGTGCTCATAGTATCGCTCTCCGCCATCAAACTCGTAAGGGGGCCAGATGGGGTCGCGTTTTAGAATTTCTTGATTGGACAGCTTCGCAAACTCGTCGTCATTTAGTATCTCACCGATCCATGGTTTCTTCTTACCCAAGGTGCGAAGGCCTGGTTTGTTGATCTCTTCAAGCACCACTCTAGCAATGTCTTTAATGATGGGGGTCTTTGAGTCGGTGACCCACAAGGACACGGCCTTGCGCCAAAGAACGACGCGCGCGGGTGTGATGGTATCACTGGTGAAATTGAGCTTTCCGAGGGCCCGGACAATGTCTATCCAAGACCCGCCACGACAAAATGGATTGATCCAGATACGGCCCAAGAAGCCGACCTGACCACTTCGCGTCATCTTAGCTTTGAGCGAGAGACCAAGCGAAGTCGCTACGGAATGGTATAGGTCGGGATCAACATCAGGC